ATTAAAAAGGAGGCATTTGACATGATGATTGGAAGGCTTAGGGACAAAAAGGGTGATCTTACATCCCTTATTACCACTTCCCCGAATGGTTTTAACTGGGTATACGATTATTTTCATTCTTCAGGGCAATTTTACAACGATAAATATTTTTATTATGTCAAAGCTAAAACCAGGGACAATAAATATCTTCCTGATGGATACATTGAGTCATTATTAGATCAGTATGACTCTAAGATGATTAAACAGGAGCTTGAGGGTGAGTTTGTAAATGTAACCCAAGGGCGAGTGTACTATGCATTTGATAGGGACATACATTGTAAGGAGGTTAAGGATAATGGTAAGGATCCCATTTATGCAGGTATGGACTTTAACGTTAACCCCATGACAGCCTCCATATTCCAGTTTTATGATAATAAGTTTTATGTGATTGATGAGTTCTACTTAAAAGACTCAAACACCCCGGAGATGTGTAGGAAAATAAAGGACAAATATGGTGAGGGAGTTAAGATAATACCTGATTCGACATCAGCAAAAAGAAGCACTGCGGGAGTTTCGGACTTTGAAATTATCAAAAGAAATGGATTTGAAATTATGTCAACCAGAAATCCATATGTCATTGACAGGGTCAATAATGCTAATAGACTTTTTGAGCATAATAGGGTTATAATAAACCCATGCTGTAAGAAGACTATCAATGATCTAGAGAAAGTGTCTTGGAGAGAGGGAAAAAACGAAATTGACCAGGTTACAGATAAAATGTTGACGCATATATCAGATGCTTTAACATACGGGCTTTGGAAGCTTGCGCCGCTAAAACGGGTAACGGGTGGTTTAACTATTGGGAGTACTATTTGATTTTAACTAGAACATGGGAGATGCCATCAAAATCATAGAAATATCGCTGGTGCCTCATGACCTAGCACATTATGATATCATTGTGATAGTTGATCAAAAAATTGGGAGTAAGATATGAAGATGTTTAATGAAGAACAATTAATGGATATAGATTTTAGGACAAAAATAATTGAGGAAATCGAGAGTCCAGAAAATTATCAGCGCAAGGCTGAAATGAAAAGAAGGTACGAGGTTTTTAAGGATAACACTAAAAAATATGTACTTGAAAGAATGGAAAAAGAATCGTCCGACGCGAATGTGGTTGATGAGATAATTCACAGGACGTCAAATAAATCATTTTGTAGAAGAATTATAGATAAGAAGGCAATGGTCTACAGGGATGGTGTTACAAGGACGGTTCCAAACGAAGAGCACCAAAGGCAGATTGAACTGCAGGTCGATCTGACAAATATGAACAGCAAAATGGTTAAAATTAACAAATATGTTGAACTATTTAAAAATACATCCATACAGGTCGTTCCGTTTAAGCATCCAATAGAGAGAGACAAATATGGATATAAGCTTAGAACTCTTCAGCCATATCTTTATGATGTAATCGAGGACGAGGAAAACCCAGAGGAGGCGAGGGTTTATATAACAAGCTATTACAATCCAGAATATAGAAGTCCGCACCATGCGGCAGAAGGTATGAGTGGAAATCGTGAGGCTGATGTTATCCTTCCACAGGCTGTGTTTAGATCAGGCGATGAAAGGGATCAGAAAATCGCCGATGCCCCGGATGATAAAGGTGTCGAGGATAAGGAATATATTTGGTGGTCAAACAAATACCATTTCACGACTGATGGCAAAGGAAATATAAAGGCTGGGAAGCAAGAAGACGACCTCCTTAATCCAATTGGTAGGCTTCCATTCTACAATTTTGCAGACGATCAGGACGGGCAATTCTGGGCACTTGGCGGTGAGGATATTGTGGATGAATGTATTCTTGCCAATGTTAATCTCACAGATACATATTACATCGCCAAATATCAAGGACAAGGTATCGGATATATGTGGGGAAAGGGCGTTCCCAAAAATCTCAAGGTTGGGGCCTCATCATTCATTACAATGGATGTTGAGGCTGACGATCCAAGGCCAGAGATAGGTTTTGCCACATCAAATCCTCCTCTCCCGGCGCACCTTGAGATGGTGAATCAGGGTCTTGACGCGGTTCTTGAAACAAACGGCCTACGTGCGAAGGTATCAGCCAATGGTGCCTCAGCATCAGGCATTCACGAGATATTGATCCAATCAGAAAATCTTATAGATATAGAAACCCAAAGGGAAATGTACAGGGATGCTGAGCCTGTTATTTTTTATATTATGGCACAGCTTCACAACCTTCTTTTTGATAAGCAAGCCCTCGCCTCCGAATTCGCAGAAATTGGAAAGATAACGGCTGAAGACAGAGTTAAGGTTAAATTTCCAGACCCGCAACCGTTTGTTAGTGAAAAGGAAAAGCTTGACATTATAGAGAAGAGGCTCAGCATAGGACTCGATTCCATGGCAGACGCAATTATAAAGGACAATCCAGATCTGACAAAGGAGGAGGCAGAGGAAAAGCTTAAAAGGGTAATCGATGCAAAGATGAAAGATAGGACAAACAGGCTTACAACCCTTGCGCCACAGTTTTTAAAGGGGGAAAAAGAAAGTGAGGAGGAATAATGGCTCCCAAAGTTGAGAAAAGAGGAAACAAGTGGTGTACAGTCCACTGCACTGGTCCAGACAAGGGAAAGATTATAAAATGCTTTTCAACTAAGGCAAAGGCAATGGCACAACACCGGGCGATCCAAGCCAGAAAAAGAAGAAAGAAGAAATAAAAATTGGCTGACAAAATAACGTGGAAGCTTAAATTAAAAAGCATAATGGGCACATCAAGGGCTACAAAAGAAAAAAAAGACATGATTAAAGAGGAAGTCGGTGAATATATTATTGACAAGATTCTTGAGGATGTGTCGAAATTAAAAAGCCCAGTGGATATGCGTAATAAACGCGTTAACAGAAAGTTTGATAAACTTAAAAAAAAATATGCAAGATTTAAGAAAGAAAGTGGATTGAATGATGTGCCAAATCTTGAATTTTCAGGGCTGATGCTAGACTCGATAGAGGCGCGTCCATACAGGGATGGGGTAGAGATTGGGATATTTGAGGGAGATGCGGTCCCAAGAGCAGACAATCACAATAAATTCTCGGCAAAATCAAAGAAGACAGCTGTTCCAAAAAGACAATTCATTCCAAAGGCCAGGGAAAAATTCAGGCCATCAATAATGAAAGGAATAAAAAGAATAGCAAAGGAAATTTTAAGGGAAAAGCATGGCTAAGATATTTGGATTAAAGATCAACACTGACAAAGTTGACAAACTTTTTGGGGAAATAAAAAAAATTGGGTGGAACGATGTCCGAAGAATCGGAGCCGACAAAGCAAAAGAGCAGCTCAAAGAAGACATTGTTAATACAATAAAAAGAGGGAACTCCCCTGTAAAGGGGGAAAGGCGTTTTGTGGATTACTCAGATTCCTACAAGGCTGCTATCAGGGGTGAGGTTAGATTTTTTACTGATAAACAGGGAAAGGTAAGACCTCAGGAAAAATGTTAAATAGTGTTAAGGGAAGAGTAACTGACAGGGGGATAAGTCTGTGGTTTACAAGTCCAATTGCAAAATATCATAATATTGAGGGAGCCGGAAAGTCGAAAACTATTCGACGTATGCTTCCAAAGTCAAATGAGGATTTGAAGGAATCTGTCAAGGAGAGGGCTGCGAGAACAATAGGCAATGCATATGAGAAGGTTTTGAATTCAAAGAAAAGGAGTGTGTAAAATGGTTAGTGACAATAACGAACCAAAAGGTCAAGACAAAGAGATCGAAAAGAATGATGGCGAACAGAAAAAGCAAGATGATAACGAGAATATTCCACCAAAAGAGAGACTTGCCGGCTCGAATTTCTATAAGCAAAAGCTTGCTGAAGCTGAGGCTAGGGAGGCCAAGGTAAGAGAAGAACTTGAAAATGAGAGGACAGAAAAGCTCGTGCAGAAGGAAAATTACAAAGGTCTTTATGAGCTTGAGAAGAAAAAGCGCGAAGAGGCTGAGGAAAGAGAAAAGAAATCGACGAATGCCTATTATGAGGACATAAAAATTCAGGCTGTCGAAAGGGAGGCAATAAAGGCCGGAATCCTAGACATCGCACTTGAGGACGTGAGAAGCTTAGATCTTGATATGATAGAGGTTGAAACAACGAGCAGGGGACATAAAAATGTGATAGGGGCTAAGGAATATGTCGACAACCTTAAGGAAGTAAGGCCCCATTGGTTTAATAAGATGGGCGCGCCAAGGATGAACACTGGGCAGCCTAGTGAAGCGCCTCAACCAAAAGAATTAACACCTGATGAATTAATAAAGCTCCAGAAAAAGGATCCCGAAAAATATAAACAAGAGATGAAAAAAAGATTGAATATTGCATAAAAAAAAATTATAGTGTAGAATTATATTATATGGTGGGGTGATTGGCTCCGGAAATTAAATTTAAAGTAGGAGTCAATTATGGCAAACCAGTTACAGAACACTACAAGAAACGATGTGATCATACCAGAGGTATGGTCAAGCAGGTTCTACGACGTCCTTTTGGACAAGCTTCCTTTCATTGATTCTGTTGACAAGTCCTATGAGGGTGAGATCCAGTCACTTGGGGACATTGTTAACATTTCATCCCTCCCAGAATTTTCGCAAGCTGAGCTTCTTGCTGAAGGTGCGGCTGGAGATTCAGAGGCCGTCACACTGACAGGGCAGCAGCTTGTTATCAACAAAAGAGCCTATAAAGACGTTATCGTGACAAAAAAGGCACAACTCCAATCACTCGATTTCATGGATGAATTGAGAGACAAGATGATTTTTGCAATCCAAAAGAAAATGCAGGCTGACATAATCTCAACCATATCCCCAAGCACTTCAACTCCAGACCATGTCATATCTTATGATGCTGGTTCAACCCTCGCGCTTGCGGACATTCTTGAGGCCAAGGAACTTCTTGACACAGCAAACAATGACGAGTCGAATAGGGTTGGTACTGTTGGTGCAGCACAAATGAATGACCTTTTCAATATCACTGGGTTTATGTCAAGAGATTTCATCCCGGCTGGGAGCCCACTGACAAGTGGTGCTATCACAACTCCGATCGCCGGATTTTCAATGAAAATGACTAATGTTGTTGGAAACACTTCATATTGGTTTCATCCGTCATTCCTAACATTGGCAATCCAGCAGGCACTCAATATTGAGACATTCAATCTTGGAGCAGACGGAGTCAGGGGAACCCGTATTAACGCGGACATTCTTTATGGGGTGAAACAGCTTGGGAATACAAGAGTTGTTTCTATTGCTTAAATTTTGGACATAGGAGAGTTAAATGAGTATCAAAAATATGAAGCATGTTCAGGAATATGTTTACGACTTCGACGTTGATGGCGGAGTCAAGGACGCCAACATCGTCTTATCAGACAAAGACAACAAGGATCCCATCCCAGTAGGGGCTGTAATAACTGGTGTAATGGCTAAGGTTGTTACTGCTGTTGAGTCTCTGGGGAGCGCTACAGTTTCCTGGGGTAATGATGATGATGAGGATGGTTATTCTGGAACTACAATTGCCAAGACAAGCCTCGTAGACAATGCAGTTTTTAATGGCTGGGACAATGGTGCGGCGCTTCTCTGGGATGATACAAATGATCACCAGATTTATGTGCCAGTACTTGACGCAGACGATGGGGATTTTATTGTTTTGATTTCGACCGCAGATCTTACAGCCGGGAAAATTGTTTTTATGGTTGAATATCTAATGCCAACAGAAAGCTAATCGGAGGTAGGGTGGGCTTAATGCCCACCCCTTTTTTTATGGCGATATCAAGGACAAGGCTTAGGTTTATAAAAAGCAAGGATCCAGACAGACTTGTTGAATATTTGTCTGTCATATTGCCATATAAGATTGAGATCAAGGGAAACCCCGTTTTTTCAAAGGGGAAATGGTATCTTTGGTTTGTGCTCCCTGAAAACGATAAATTGGAAGAAGCGGCTTTTGGGGATATTGATTAGGAGATTATAATGAGCAAATTCAAACCCAGTCAAAATGTAGGAGATTTAAAGTTCAATCCCGGAGCTAGGGAATCAAACACATTGACTTTTCCCGCGACAGGGGATGCCACACAGGGAGATTATATCATGCTTTACAATGCCGCCGGGACATCCTATGCGGTTTGGCTTGATATCGATGCCGATGGCACCGCACCCACGGGGACACTTTATACGGGATCTGATAACCAAATTGAGGTTGACATTGCTACTGGAGACACTGCGGCTCAGGTTGGTACAAAAGCATATAATGCGCTTAATGGAAACGTAACTGACATATCCTTCACAGACAATGCGGATGGGACACTTGCCATGGCTGTCTCAGACGTTGGCAATGCGTCCGATGCAGTTCCCAAAAACGCTGATGACAGCGGTGCGGGCAGCATATCTTCAAGTGCATCAGACGGATCCTCGGCTAGTTTTCCATATGAATCACCAAATGATTCCCCAACTGCTAGAAAAATGGTGCCTGATATTTATAGTTAACGGGGGGACCCATCTAATAATATTGAAGGGGTTGTAATGGCGGTAAATGATCATGGCCTTGAAGCAATAAGAAAAAGTGCTGAAGAAATAACACCAGGGGATAAATCTGAATATCGCATTAGAACGACTGCGTCAGGTGAATTCAGAATTACTGGTTTAACTGAGTCAGGACTTGATACTGAAGTAATCCTTAATGACAGCGGATGGGTTGCCATCCCGTCAACTCCGAAGGAGGGAAGAAACTCCATGAGGATTCAGAATCAAAGTGACGTGGAGATTAAGACAAATTTTTCAAACTCTGTCGGCTATGTTGGCGTGATTATTCCAGCAGGGGCAAGCGATTTTTTAGACATAACCGATGACATAATAATTTATGGCAGATCGTCAAGTGGAAATGCGACTGTTTTAGTGAGGGAGATAAAATAGATGGCCCAGCAAGATGCCGCAATGCCGCCGGCTGATTATAGGATTGTAAAGACACAGGCGATAAGAAACACGATCACTCCAAAAAAAGAGGGGTTACTTGTCTATGTTCAGGATGACGACAAATTTTATAAAATGCTTGCTGACCTATCGTCATGGGAGGAATTTCCAAACATTACAGCAATGACACAACACTCTGACTATATAACAAGCCCTTTAACAATCGAATTGAATAAACAATATTTGATTTGGAATAAATTGACAAATGATAGTATAATAACTGTTAACGGAATGTTGGTTTTATTATGAGGTATTTATGGCGGAGCTTGTAACAAAAAATACTGATACGCACGACACACCGGCTAGCGGATATGTTAAGCTTTATTCCAAGACAGATAAAAAACTTTACTATAAAGACGAAAACGGAAATGAAAAAGAAATCGCTGTCAGTGACGGCACATTAAGCCAGGACGAGGTGGCGGCGATTTGTATGAGCCTGTGTGCATAGGGGGATAGTATGGCATTAAGCAGAAGAAATTTAGCCTTTGGACAATTGGCAAATGCAAAGGGAGACATATACAGCCCATCAAGCGCTGACGGATTAGTGCATCTTATATTACTTCACAACACCAATACATCCGCTGAGGACGTAAAACTATATTATCATGACGGATCTAACGAATATTTAATTTTTAACATTAACCTTGATGTTAATGAAACTGTTATTTTCGATTTTCGCGGTGAAGGATTTTATGTGGAGGATGCAGGGAAAATAACCGGGAATGCAGATACAGCAAGCAAGGTTACTTACAAAATAGATGGGACAGAGGAAAGTTAATGCCGATTAAGACAACTTCTCATATCACTAATTGCTATTTAGATCTATATAGATTCACCACTGAGGCCGGCCTCACAGCAGAACCGGAGTTTTATGATTATTACTCATGCCAATTTGATGGTGTCGATGAGGACATTAATTATGGAGACATTGCGGCATTCGAATATACGCAAAGCTTTTCTGGATTTGTATGGATAAAGGTCCCAAATAACAATGCATACGGTGTGATTGGGAGATATAAAGTCTCGGCCCCCTATAATGGATGGTGGTTTTATGTACATAATGGGAGGGCGTATTTTAAAATTGATGGTGGAGGAAACTATTACACAGTATGGGGAACTCACACACATGCACTATTGGGAGACGATAGTTGGCATTTTATAGGCTTTACATATGACGCGACTGAGCCTGTAGTAGCAGATAGGGTTAAGACATTTTTTGATGGGTATGAATATACATCAGTCGGATACAATGGCTTTGATGACAGGACAATAGTACCAACAGGAAAATATTTATATTTGGGATCAAAGGATCATACCGGAAATTTTATAAATGGTAAACTTGATGATCCATGTATTTGTAATGTTGCATTATCAGCTTATCAAATTAACACAGAGGCATACAATAGTGGAACCCCGGCTGATTTAAATGGTGTGTCTTTTTCCTCAAATCTTTATTTATGGTCTCAATTTTCTCAAGCAGACATTGATAATTTTCCCACGATAAAAGATTATTCAGGCAACAGTCGGGATGGGACTGCGTCTAACATGGAGGTTGGAGACATACAAAGCGATGTCCCATAGGAGACGATATGGCGATAATTAACACTTTTGTGATAATCCCAACAGTTGAAATAACAGACGACATGGTGAACGAAAGCCTTAACTCAACTACATCAATGCGAAAAAATGTAGATGAATCTAAAAGTATATTGAAGTTTTCTGGAATATGTTTTCCCAACTCTTGCGTCGGATATAACAAATATAATTATGAAGAAATACAGGAAATATTATTAGAAGAAGAATGGCAAACTGAATGAGATATATTGTAGTCTATAAATTATTTAAATATGCTGTTTATGATAAGGAGCTTTATAAAATATGCTATGTGACTCTAAATGAAACAAAGGCCAATCAAGTAGCAACATATTTAAATAACAATCCAGAAGAGATAAACCCGAATAGAGAATGGGTTGTAGCTACTGCAAGCAGATATATCAGTGAAGATTTATTATTAAATAATGGATTTGAGCCTTTCAGTGTGGGAATAAATAAGATATACTTTAGAAAAAATATCAAGGGATGATTTTAACAAAGGGAGGGGATAATGGCAAAAAGAAAATTGAGGAAAGCAAAAACCATGAAGCAGGCCATTGCAATTGGATACAGCAAGGGGAGGAAAACTAAAGCCAAGCCAGTATATAAAGGTGTAGCTGGCGAGATCAAGCTGTTTAAGTCTGGTAAGTCATCGCCAAAAGGTCTCAAAATAACTAAGAGAAAAAGGAAAAGATAATGCAGCGCATATTTTATAGTGACAACACGACTATAGGCGATTACACACTAGAGGCACGGAATGCCGACACGATACCAGCCGAAATGGTTGCCGCCGAGGACTATATTTATATTGCCAGTTGGGATCCCATGAACAGTTTTTTTATTCAAATAGAAACGGCAAACACTAATGCAAGCATTATGTCAATTCAATATTGGGGAAATAGCGAGTGGGCTGATGCAGTTGACATAATTGACGGGACAAAATCATCAGGAAAAACATTGGCACAGACTGGAGTCGTGAAATTCATCCCTGATAAAGACAAAATGTTTCAAAGAGTGACTGACACGACGTCAGATTCCGCACCAAGTGAGCTTTCAAGCATCGAAATATATGACAGATTTTGGCTCAGGATTAAGGTTTCAGCCGATCTTTCTGCAGGTACAGAAATAAAAAGAATCTTCTATAGGTTTGCAGACGACGCCAAGCTGAATTATCTGGATCCTGTTTTGAGCAATTATCTTACATCATGGGAGGCCGGAAAGTCAAACTGGGACGAGCAGCTCATGACAGCGTCCGAGGAGGTAGTTCTTGACCTGAGAAGACGTGGAATCATTCAGGGATCGGAGCAGCTTATAAATATAGATGAGCTTGAATTAATGACAGCATATAGAGCTTTGCAAATAATTTATTCCGGCCTTGGTGGAGAGAATGAATTAAAGAAAGCCGAAGCGGCCGGAAAGAAATACCATGACATTTCGGGAAACATGAGATTCACAATTGACGTCTATGGGGATGCTAGAATAAATGTTGATGAAAGAGAAATCATGCAGGGGAGGTTAGTTAGATAATGTCCAAGATCAGCACTGTTTATGATGAGCTTATAGCGCTTGTGCCAACGATACTCACGGCACATACACAGCTTAACAATCCCTATCTTTTAGAAGATGAGGCAGACATCCAAATGGAAAGAGGTTGGACCCTCGGATTTGGCGATGGCGAGAATACAATGCGTGTTGTTGGAAGTAAGATAAGCTATCGAAGGACATTCATCCTGACCATAACGCGAAGGGTTTTTGGACATCTAAGGGATTATGAGGCAAGAATAGCAGTTGAGAAATTACTTCTTGACGATCAAAAAGCTTTAATAAATGGAATAGATAAATATACTAGCAATAATTTTGCAAAAATAGAATTTGTTGGTGATAACGGTCTCGAATTCCTCAGTGGGGATCGTTTTGGGATTCTGCTAATACAAAACAATGTGGCGGTGGAATATTTTGAGGATATAACTTAAAAGGAGTAAAAAATGGCTGAAGTTTTTAGAAAAACAAAGTTGGCTCTGGTGGAACAGGATGCACAGGGCACACTAAAGGCTCCTTCAGGAAATTCAGATTTTGTGTCTGCCCAGGACGATCTGGCTTTTGAGGGGGCTTTTGAGGGATTGGAAAATGCTGAATTGACTGGCAGTACGATGGCAGCGGCGCCAGTTCAGGGATTTGAAGGAGTCACAGGCTCTTTATCACATTATCTGAGGCATAGTGGGACTGAAGGCGTGGCACCTCAAGCATTGAATGTTGCCATTAAAGCTGCATTTGGAAAAGAGGAAGTTGCTGGTGCGGAGCTTACACTAGCAGCCGGGTCAACAACAACCGTATTAAAGTATGCCGACACGTCGAGTCTCTCGGAAGGCGAAGCTCTTTTAATCAAAGACAACACTAATGGGTGGAATATAAGAAACATCGCATCAGTGGACAGTGGAACCGATGTTACACTTAATTTCGCACTTCCATATGCTCCGGCATCAGGAGTGGCGACAGGCAAGGCTGTTCGCTATGAGCAGGCTGATAGTGATAGTGACTATGCTAACATTTCAGTGTGGCAGTATGCTGGCGATGGTGGGGCAATTGCAGCTTTTGCAGACTGCAAATGCAACGCTATGACAGCAAATTTCCCAGCGGGTGGATTCATCAATTCGAACTATTCTTTCGAGGGTCTAAAGAATTATTGGAATCCACTGATTATAGATTCAACAAACAAATATCTCGACATAACCGACGATGGCGGAACATTTGTTGTCACTCTTTCAGAAAATCAATATACATCCCCGCATGCGCTTGCGTCTGAGATTCAGACAAAGGGTGCAGCAGCTGCACTCGCATCCGGCGGTGACGATTTTTTATGTAGCTATAGTGATAGCACAGGGAAATTTACTATTTCCACAACAACTGGAACGCTTCTTTCAATTTTATGGAAAACAGGGACACATGGTGCAGACAATGCTGATGACCATGTTGGTACTCTCACCGGATTTAGTGATGCTGCTGATGACACAGGGGCTATTAGTTATATTGGCGATTCAGCACTAAGCTTCTCAACATCTTATGCCGCTTCTGGAGTCGACCCACTTATAGCGAAAAATAATGAGATATTCCTTGGTGCAGGATCACAATCATCTTGCACCGACAGTGTGTCAAATGTTGATTTTTCATTGACAAATACTCTCGGAAATATCAATGCTCTTTGTGCTAGCACAGGGAGAGAGGGAAAATTCGTTGACATAGTGGAATCATCGGTGACACTTGACATTCTTGTTTCAAGATATGATGCGGATCTTTTTCAAAGATGGGCTAACGACACCACGACATCATTTGCCTATAATTTTGGGTCGAAGGACGATTCTGGCAACTGGGAGGATGGGAAAAGCGGCTCCCTTTACATAAAAAATGCAAAGCTGACCACTCATACGCTTGGAAACAGGGACGGGCTTGTCAATTTACTCGTGACAGTCCGCGCATTCAGCCTGTCAGGTGCGAAGTCGGTTTATTTAAATTTTGTCTAAGGAGGACATATGCGGGTTTATGACTATAAACCTAAAGGATTCAAAGGCTCTGTTAAGATTCAGATACCGAACTATAAACAGAGATTAAATTATGTAAAAGAGTCGGGTTTTGAGATTGGTGAAACTGTCTCTTTAAAAAACAACATTGATGCTCTGCTTGTGCTTATTGATGTCGCAGAAAAGCACATTAAGGAGATCAATCTTGAAAAAGGGAGGGAATCAATAAAATCATGGGAGGAACTTCTGGATTCTGACCATAACGATATTATCCAGCAGATAGCTCTCATGATGGTCCTTGGAGGGGGCCTGGGGGAAGCCTAAAGGGAAAGCTTAGGTTACAGATTAATGCATTATGGAATAAAACAAATTACACGAATGAGACAGCAGCGATTTTAAACTCCTATCTTTCCCACAAGGCTTTGAGTGAAATAGGTTATATTTTTGATTTAAATGATTTAGAGTGGTGGGAGGCTGAAGCATATTGTTTTATATCATCAGAACTGACAAGATTGCAAGAAATGGAGATGAAGCGTGGCCGTAAAGGTTGAAGTTACATTTGAAATGATTGACAAGCTCTCAAAAGAGCTTGAAAAAATGAGATCGAAAATAGACGGTGCAAATCAAAATTTTAAAAAATTGAACACAACCATGGAGTCACAAGGGCATGTTATGAGCTTTCTTAAGACAAAAATATTGCCACTTGTGACAGCATATGCAGGCTTCAATATTGTAAGAAATATAGTATCTTCTTTCGTTGACTTTAATGAGGCAATAATTGAAATAACCACAATAATGCCTGACGCTACTAAGGTAAACAATGCGTTCAGAAAAACACTAATAGACATATCCGCACAATTTGGCACAACAAGCGCGGCACAAGCGAAGGCCTATTATCAGATTATATCAGCGGGAGTGACTGACGCTGCTAAGGCCCAAGAGCTTTTGATAGCAGCAAATAAGCTGGCTGTTGGAGGGTTGGCCGACATTCAGGGGACAATAAACATATTGACTGACGCACTCAATGTCTATGGACAACAAAATCTATCCGCTGCTGATGCTGCAGACTCACTTTTCACTGCGGTCCGGCTTGGGAAAACAAGGATCGAGGAGCTTGCTGGATCTTTTGGCAGACTCCTCCCAACAGCAAAACAGCTCGGGATATCATTTGCAGAGGTAGCTGCTACTGTTGCAACACTAACCACAAGGGGACTAACCACAGCAGAAAGAGTCACGCAGCTTGACGCGGTATTCACAGCCCTCTTAAAAAAGCAAGGCGAGGCTGCAAGGATTGGTGGTAGAGTCGCCGAGGCGTTCACATTGCAGGCACTTAGGACTAAGGGCCTTGTCAAATTTTTAAAAGATCTTTTTGATGCAACTGGCAGATCTGAAGAGGTTCTTACAAAGCTTCTTGGAAGGGTGGAGGGATCAAAGGCGATACTCACACTTGCAAGCGACAATTTCCAAAAGCTTGGCGACAATCTGAATCAATTCAAAGACAGAGCTGGTGCGGCTGACGAGGCTTTTAAGAAGGCTTCAAAGTCAATAAGAAAACAGCTTGAAATTCTAGGGAGCAAGATAGTAGCTTTCTTTGAAAAACAACTTATAAAAATCGAGGGGCCTCTCAGCCAAATCATAGGTTTATTGAATGACGGATTTGATCCGGCCCTTGAGGAATCAAGCGAAGAAGTCAGGAAACTCAAGGAGGAGATAGACAAACTTGAGGATATCAGGGCTGTAGAAGAGTTTCTTGAAAAAATGTCTTTTGGCCTTGCTGTTACAGACATTGACAAAACTACAGAAAAGTTAGAAGATCTTAGAAAAAAATTAAAGGAAATACAGGCACTCGGTCCAGTTAAGCCAATAACTCCTCCAAAAGAGGAAGCACCTCCTGAAGCAGTCCCGACAATAACTCCAGAAGAACTTAAAAAAGTTCAAGGAAAAATACAGCTGGCCGTAGGGATCATAATATCTGGAGATGCCGCGAAAGGCATGATTGCACTTTTTAATAAGTCTGGCAACATATGGCTACAGGCGGTTGCTGGGGCTGTCCAAATACTTGGGCAAGAAGAAGACAAATTCAGAAAAATGATAGAATCAATATTCAAGACCGGAAGGGAACTTCCCAAAATAATGGCAAGGAATATTGGTGTGTTAATTGAAGAGGCATTTAGGAGCATCCCAGAATCTCTGATTGATGCACGCAATATGATTCCAAATATTATAAAAGGATTTATTGATGGGTTAAGAAACGCATTTACAGATAAAACACTTATAAATGACATTATGCAAGCAATGGCAGATATATTGGTTGGACTTGAAACAAATCCAGAATTCATATCGGCTATGACAGAAGCTGGTGTTCAAATAGCAAATGGTCTTGCAGAAGCTTTAACGGCGCATTTCCTGGATCCAGAATTTGTAAATAATTTGGCTAAGGGACAGATAAATGCTTTTAAACATGCAATTACAGATTTTATAAAAAATGGGGCGCCAAGGATTGCAGACAGCATTGTTGACAGCATAAGAAAACAGTCTGTTGGCCTTTTTGATAAATATGTTAGTATAGTAAATGAGTTTGGCTCAGCAGTTGGATTTTTTTCTGACATTATAGGTGAACTAAAGAAATTTCTTAGCTCAATCGGCGGAGGCGTCAGCAAGGCAGGTGGTGGAATCGTTGATTTTATCAAAAGCATATCACCATTTCAAGAAGGTGGAGATATTCCGAGAAATATGCTGGCCTTCGTTCATAAAAACGAAAATGTAATTGATAAAACAACAAACACCAGGCTTGGAAATATGCTTGACGCGTTCGAGCGAGGGGATCTTGCTGGGCCACAAACGATAATAGTAAAATCGGTTATAGGGGAGAGTGAATTCGCTGAGGCGATACATTCATTAAGCAGAAGGGGTTTTAGGTTAAATGCAGCATAGTTGTTTCAGAATTTATGACACAAACTTTATTGATATAGATCTTTTAGCTAATCAGGATTATTCAAGCCAGCAAAGTGCATTTCCGGCGACTAATGTTTATAATATGCAGCGCCGCTCAAAGGTATGGAGATCTAACGGCCATTATGTCGTAGATTCTACAAACAAAACCGTTATCTTTCGTGAAGGGGCTGGGATCGACCTAACTGCAACCATGGCTGAGGCAACATATACATCAACAGCAACATTTATGGCGGCATTAAAGACAGCCCTAGATAATGCAGGCGTTTCCACATATACAGTCGAGCAAATAAATCTGAGATTCAAAATCACATCTAATGGCGTCGGAGGGGATGGGCGATTTGAATTAATGTTGACTGACGCATCATTTACAGCGGAGGACATACTTGGATTTAATAATTCGAGCAATAGGATTGGCTCTCTCAATTACACTGCTGATTACGTTATCATTCATTATCCTAATGAGTATCTCTTATGGGATATGGGTGTTCCAACAAATCCGAGCGCCTTTATTCTTATCGGACTCAGGAATGATTCACTTCCATATAGCCCTACTGCCATAATAAAGTTAGAGGGAAACGAGACAAACGATTTTTCAAGCCCAAGCTATACTAAAATGCTTACATATGACTCTGAGGTTATTTCTGAAATAGAGGATGATGAACTTTCCACAGACCCATATAGGTACTGGCGTCTTTCATTTGATGACAAAACAAATGGGCTTGGATACATACAGGTATCAAATGTTTTTCTAGGCGATTATTTTGATCCAGCTCGTGGAAGGGCGCAATTTCCACTTACTTGCAATTATGTTGATAGGACAGTTACATCGTATTCTGAAGGTGGACAGTCATTCGCGGACATAAAAGCACAAACAGCAAGGTTTAGTGTAAAATTCTTCGGTTTACAGAAGGTTGACATTGAGAGATTTGATGAAATATTCGAAATTTATGGCACTGGAAAACCAATATTTATATCGATGGATAGTGATGCTGTTTTTTCATCAAATAGAAATAGAAGAATAATATTCGCAAGGTTTGACTCAGCTCCGACATGGAATCTTCTCTCACCTGACAACTTTGACTTAATTTTGTCATTCATGGAGGATTTATAATGCGGCGTTGTTATGATATAAATAACAAGGACTATTATAATTATGGTGTCAGAGGAATTATGGTTTGTGATAGATGGCATAATTATGACAATTTTGTTAATGATATGGGTATAAGACCGCAAGATAAAACACTTGATAGAATTAATCCTAATAAAGATTATTGTCTACAAAATTGTAAGTGGTCTACTAGGGCAGAACAAGCCAACAATCAAAGAAGCAATGTGTTGTTTACAATGAATAATGTTTCCATGAATGGTCAAAGATGGATTAATATATCTAATGTAAAGAAGTCAACTTTCTGGCGCAGAATATATGCTGGGTGGCCTTTTTATAAAGCTATAGGGTTTTGTTTAGGGGGCTAATATGACAGGATGGCGCGTTTATGCAGATACATACAATAATGATTCAGAGCTTGGCACAAAATCTTGCAAAGTAAAGTTTGGAAAGAATATCATTCTTCAATACAGCCCAAC